GCAAACTTCTGATCTTCAGGAGTTAATGGGTCAGTCTGACCACCAGCAGTTTGTTTCTGTTCTGGTGGTTCATTTAACAGGTATCCCTCAGAGATTATTTCCTGTTGTTCTTTGATTGTAGTGGCGATTTCACTCAGATCACTTACAAGACCTTTGATATCATTTTTTGTGGAATCTAAGTCTTCCCTTAATTTGGATATATCCTTATCATAGTACTTTACCTCAGGGAGTTTATCAACAGTCTCCTTCAGGTCAGTGAAGAACTTAAGAATAGACTCATCTGCCTTGACACTCTTTTCATTAATGTCCTTGATCTCTTTCTGAAGAGACTGTTTGAGCTTATTCTGTTCACTAAGGATGGCTTTCTTTAACTTTCTATCGTCATCCTTGAACTCTTTATGATGTTCCCAGATTCTGATAGAAGAATCCTTTATCTCCTTATAAATCTTATCCTTGGTCTCACCAAGATAGATGTTTGTATCATTAAGACTACTATTAAGATTCTTAATATCGACTTTTAAGTCAAATTCTTTCTTTTCGACAGAATCATTCAGTTCATTGACTTGATAGTCAATCTTTTCTCTGATGATATCAAGGTGTCCCTGGACTTTATTGAAGTCATCATCAATTAAACTGAAGGTTTTGCCAATCCAAGAGAAGTCAGGGACCTCTTGAACCTCCTGAACCCAGTCAGGAAAGGTAGGAATGGCTTCATTTACCTCTTCAATCCTTGATTTTAGGGTCTCCAGGTCTTTTTCGTAGTATTTTACCTCTGGGAGAGACTCAATTTCTTCCTTAATTCTTGAAATTTTACCATAAATGAGTTCAATGTCACCTTCATAGTACCTAACTTCGGGAACTTCGGGAATTTTCGACTCAATTTCGGTTAATTTTACCTCAAATTCCTCATTTTGAGCACTCAGATCGGTAATTTTATCACTTTTTGCATCAAGAAGTGAGAAATTTGTCTGAATTTGCTCTATTTGGCTACAAATACCCTCTAATTCGTCATCATATGACTTAATTTCTGGTATTTGGGGAATATCTTTTCTTACATCATTGACAAGACGGACCAATTCTGACCATTCTGGAGCCTTGATAACATCAGTTACTTCCAGAAATGAATCACCATCAGAATTTTCGATGGTCTGAGTCTCTTCTTCTACTTGACTTGGAAGAAAATCATTGACTGAAGGGAGATTTTCTTCTAAAACTTCTTCTAAAGACGGTAAGTCGTCAGAGGGTTTCTCTAAGAAATCCTTATAAGATGGTAAATTGTTATTATTGTCGCGCGACATAACCGTTATTAGTAAAAATACTTTGGGATTTCTCTCCCGTTTTATTATTTATCACTAATACCCTTCTTTAACAATTTCTGTAGTTCAGCTGTTGAACCAACAAAGAGTGCATTGTTGACAGTAGTGGGTCCTTTGGATTCTTTCTCTTCCTCTACATCCTTGAGTTTCTGTTGAAGTGTCAGAAGTTTATCTGTCGCATCAGCTACGTTCTTGATTAACTGACCAGCAACTTCATATGCCCTAGGCATCTCACTTTCCTGAGCTAATTCTAGGATACCATCAATTGCTTCCTGTCCCTTCTCAATAATAGAATAGAGATTACCTCTTGTATATTCGTAGTCTCTCCTGATGTCCTCTTGACCTGACTTAATCTTCTCAATCTTAGCGTTTGTGTCCGCCTTCTGTACCTCTACCTCAACTGGTTCGGTGTTGAAGGTTTCATCGAGCTTCTCATACTTATCAGACATAAATCAACCTCAGAAAACACTACCGTCGAAACCGAAGTCATCACCAACTTCGATAAATGACGCATCAGCTGCAGTAATTGTAGCAACTCCAGCTCCAAGAACATGTTCTGCGGCTGAGGAGGTATCTTGACCTCTCCTGACTGTCAGTTTGTTACCAGAGACTTTCTCAATATACATCTCTTCTTTACCAACTTGAATGTATGTTGCTGCTGATAGTTGTGATGCATCAGCTACGGTAAAGACCTTCTGTGTCTCATCTATGTTCTCAGAGACGGTAGTAACATAACTGTCATCATAATCCTGGACAGCTCTTGGTACAACTCTGTATGTGAGGTCTCTTTCTGGATTTCTGAGACCTGGACCAGAGGAACCAGCAACATAACCAACAGTAACCTTTCTGATAATATCGCTTGAGACATCTGACAAAGGACCAAACAGGAACGTTTTAGCTGTAAATGTTAAAGTATAGACAAGAGCTCTTCTTGTCTCAAAGTTACCCTCATAATCATCTTCCATAGAGATCCCATCAAGTTGGATGGGGATATCCCTCTTCTCTTTGAAGTCACCAAGGAAGTTGATGGGGAGATTATAGGATGGTTGGAAGTAGGGTAAGATTTGTTCTACAATCTGCAACATATCATCATTCAGTTTTGTCATGATTGACAACTGAATGGTCATGTTATATGGAACAGGAACATATCCCTTCTTAATCTCACTACCACTTGAGTTCTTAACTACAAACTGTTGTGTTTGAGTTGACTTTCTTGTGGGGTCATATACAAGGTCAGTAAACTCAAATGACATCCTTGGGAGAGACATCTGAGTTGACTTATTCAGATTAGCTTGTTGTTCGATTCTTGCAAGAAACTTTTGAGTAGGTCCATATGCCAATGGAACTTTCAGAGTGCTGATACTGTTATCTGCTTCATTCTTATGTTGAATTTCAATCCCATTAAACATCGATCCAAATCCGATGATTACGGATCTGAAGATTTCATTATAGAAATACTCAAACATCAGTCTAGTCTTTATTTGCTACTATTTAGAGTTAAGGCATCCCAAAGGGGTTGTCAGAACTAAAGTCAATGATCTTGTCTCCCTCAAGTTCAAAGCTGTCATTGTCCGCATAGGTATCAACTATATCATCTTCACTGATGTTTCTGACAACATATGAAGCTCCAGATTCATCACCAACAATTCTTTCACTGATTGTGAAGTCACCTGTGACATTGGAAAGTTCCAGCATATTTGTTTCTGAATTCCAAATCTTAACTCTACCCGTAACACCAGATTGAGAACCTGTTATTGTCTCATTGAAGATGAATGTTCCAGAACCACTGTTTTCATTTTCTCCACCATCAACTGATACTGTTGGTGTTAAGACATATCCAGAACCACCACCTCTGAATTCTGCAGACGATAAAGCACTTAACTGTATCTCACTTACCGTTCCTGCCATAGAAACTACACCGAATGCATCTGCTGTGTTAACACCAACAACTTCACCAGCGTAATTCTTTTCACCAGTGTCATTACTGATCGTCACTGTTGGTGGACTCAAATATCCACCACCACCGTAGGTGATAGAGATACCAGTTACAATACCACAGTTCTGAATACCAACTTCAACTGTTGCTGTCTTGATTCCAGTGTTGGTTGTGGTTTGACTAATAAACAGGGTAGAAACACCGATACCAATAATGTGAGTAGGATCTGGGAAAGTCTTAACAACTGGAGAAGTGGAACTATGTCCAGTTCCAATTCTGACCCTATCACCAACAACCATGTTGGTGGTATTGATTCCAGTAATGACAGTTGAACCGATACCAATCGTCCCAGTCGTACTGATTGAGTTGAATCTTATCGTTGCAATACCAGTTGCTGTGAACTGTGTAGTAACACCAGCTGGTGCAGAGATAGTAACAGTCGGAGTAGATTGATAACCAAATCCACTATTACCAATAGAGAGTGATGTGACTGTACCAGCGACAGATACTGTAGCTGTTGCTGTAGCATTAACTGGTGAGGGATTACCAGAGAAAGAAAGATTTGGTGCAACGGTATAACCTGCACCGATTGTTGCCGAAGTTCCAACAGCCCAAGGATCTGATGGGTTGAATGAGATTGCAGTAACAATACCTGTGATTGGGTGAATCGTAGCAATACCAACAGCCTGTACTGTTGGTGGAACCATGGAACCAGAAGTGGTGATTGCCACTGTTGGTGCTGTTGTGTATGATCTTCCTGTGGTTGTGAAGGCAACTGAACCTGGATCAACAGATGAACCAGCGATACCTATTGTAGCTGAAGCATATGAGAATCCAGGATGACTAATCGTTACTGTTGGAGCTGAGGTATAGAACTTACCTTCTGTAGTGATTGCGAGGTTTTGTACCGTTCCTCCATATAGACCGAAGTCGTCAAGAGTAGCCGCACCAAGAGCTCCATTTCCAGTTCCAGTTGGAGCAGAGAACGTGACAGTTGGGGCTGTCTTATAGAAGACACCACCAGTTGTTCCATATGGGAACAGGTAAGCTGAAGATCCGATACTAATTGGTGCAGAGATAACACTCACACCAGCTCCAGCTTGTGATGGGACATCAAGAACAGCCGTTGCAGCTGCCCCAACATGTTTAGGTGTAGAGATACCAACAGATGCAGTTGTACCAGTATAACCACCTCCACCATTTGTGATAGTGACAAGTTTGACAGAACCAGTTGTACTGATACCTGTTGTGGCGGCAGCTCCAGATCCAGTGTATCCCTTTGGAGTTTCAAATGTGATCTTAGGTGGTACAGTGTATCCACAACCAGTGTTGGTTAAGTAAATGTCTAAAACCTTACCAGCTTTAGAACCATCACAACCAACATACTCAGTAGTAATTGTTGCAATACCAGTGGCAGTCTCACCTCCATCTGGGGCTGAACTGAAAGCTACAATAGGTGCAATATTGTAGTTATTGCCCATATTGGTGATGGATATTGAATTTACCGATCCACCAGAACAAAGGGTAGCTGTAGCCAAAGCAGTGTCCGCAACACCAACGAGAACTAGAGTCTTAGTGAAACCAGTACTGATTTCTGTGACTTCATCATCAACATCTTCGATACCAGTATCGATGACTTCGTCCTCGTATCTGTAGAGTTCACATCTCAGTTGATAGACGTAGTTCTTCTCTAACTGATAGAAAGGTTGTTCATGTTCAACATACTTGATCTCAAAAAGTTTATCACCAAGTGGGAACCAGATGAGGTCACCCTCTCTTGGTCTATGAGTGACACCCTTCATGTTGGGGATGTCCTTCATGAAAGGTGAAATGTAATCTGAGAATCTCTCTCTAGAGATGACCAATGTCAGATCATCTTTCTCTTGGATACCAAACTTAGAAAGAATAGTTCCTTGTCCACCAAATCCTTCATAACTATCCACATATGCTTCAAGTGGATAGGCATGTTCAAACTTTGATTCGATAACCTCCTTGATTATCGTCTTTTCAGTTGCATACTGTCTTGGGAGGTA